TGTTGCGCTTTGTTGCTATACAGGTTAAGGTTCGCTCACGTTATCCCACCTAAAGAGAATTACCGATGGACAAGAAACTTTCCAACCTACGCGATCAACTGGTCAACGGCGGCGCACCTGCGCACCTCCTGAACACTGTCATGGCTGCCGACAAATACACAGGCATCCTTAAGGCCGTATCCTGTGCTGGCGGCATCACGCACCTGGCTAAGCAGCTCGGCGTTTCCCACCAGTGCGCCCAGCAGTGGCTAAAGCGCGGCTTTGTACCGCTGGCGCGTATCCCAGAGATCGAAACGCTGTACGGCGTGCCGCGTAACGAACTGATGAACCCGAAGTACGCTGCTGCCTTGGCCGAGCCCAACTTCTCGTCCGACGTATAAGGGACCTCGACATGACGGATAAAAGAACAGACGAAGAAATGCGGGCTATGGACCGGTTCGCGGGTATTGCCCTCGAATATTTTCTGAAGGAGACACAACTAGGTCGATTTCTCGACGATGATTCGATTCTGCTCGATAAGGTGAAAGCCAAGTACGCGACATTGGCATACGACATGGCCGAAGCGATGCTAGACGAGCGCCAATTTCGGGATGAGATTGATGCCGAATAATACCCTCCTTTACGGGGTTTCAAATGATGCCAGCCTCTGAACCATCGAACCTGGATAATCTCCAGGCTCCCGCTGCACTACGCGAGCTGAAGCAGTGGCTCGTATGGAAGTTCGAACCGAACCCAAAACCCGGAAAGAAAGACCTAAAGGTTCCGCATTACGCCAAGTCAGGCACTAAACGTGGATGGTTTCCCGGCGTGCGTGGCAAGAAGATCGGCCAGGGGTCGGTCGAGGAAATGCCGCTGCTTGTAACCTTTGAAGAAGCGAAGGCCGCCGCCATCCAACGCGGAATGGAAGGCGTAGGTCTGGCAATGGTCGAAGGGTGCCCCGTTACCGCTCTAGACTTCGATCACTGTGTTAAGGATGGTGTGATTGATCCTCAGGTAGAGCGCTTGATCGTCGGCACATACGCCGAGATAAGTCCGTCTGGCACAGGTGTCCGCGCTTTTGTCCAAGGCAATCTTGGGGATCGTAGCGACGCGCATCCGGATGATGGGTCGTTTGGCTTTGAGACTTACGCCTCGTCCAGGTTTGTGACCTTTACTGGGAACATGACAGCCGATACGGTTGAGTTCGGTTGTGAAAATGAGATAGCCGAGCCTTCACCGCTGCTTCTGGAAACCTGCGAAAAGCGTTTCGGCCCAAAAGTCTTACGCCAAGTCTCGGTCGGCAAGAGCGAGAAGGAGCGAGTAGGCCTTACCGACGAGCAGATAAAGGAAGTGCTGCGGTACACCGCTATCGGCGATTACCACCGTTGGATGGCGATCGGCTCTGCGCTCCATCATGAGACTGAAGGCCAGGGTGAGTGGCTTTGGGACGAATGGTCACAGCTTGGCGCTGACTATGAAGGCCCCGACGAGATCCGCTACAAATGGTCGACGATGGGCAACTACACCGGCAACGAAAAGACGTTCTGGTCGGTGCTACGCGAAGCACAGGCCCAAGGTTGTGCGGTAAACGTCGATACCGCATCGCCTGATGAATTCGAAAACCTTGGCGAAGACAAATCCAAACCCCGAGGTCATCATGGGTTCTTTTCTATCGAGGAGTTCGAAGGACAATCGACGAAGGTCGACTGGTTTATCAAGGGCTTCCTACCTCGTGCACAGCTTGCCATTCTGTTCGGTCCGTCGGGCTCGGGGAAGTCCTTCTTGGCTTTCGACATATGCGCAGCCATTGCCCAAGGTTTAGCTGAATGGAACGGGAAGCGGGTGATGAAAGGCCGCATCGCGTATCTTGTGGCCGAAGGTGTGCCGGGCTTCCGCCAACGAATCAAGGCGTATCGGAAGGAGCACAACGTAAGCGCTTCTGACCTTGACATGACGATCATCGCCGGCGTTGTTCCGAACTTGACTGATGAAGCTAGCGTGGCCCGTCTCAAGGCCGATATGAAGGCTTTCGGGCCTTATGACCTGATCGTGTTCGATACCTTCGCCCAGGTAACCAGTGGTGCCAACGAGAACAGCGGCGAAGAGATGAGCACGGCGCTTAAGCACTGCCGGGAGATCAGCCAAGTTTGCGGCGCCATGTCACTGCTCGTGCACCACAGCGGCAAGGACGACACCAAAGGCGCCCGAGGCTGGTCTGGGCTTAAGGCTGCCGCTGACGTAGAGCTTGAAGTGAAGCGCGATAAAGATGGCGCGCAACGTAGTGTGTCGATCACTAAGATGAAGGACGGCGAGGACGGTATCGACCAAGGGTTCCAGCTTCGCACGGTAGTTATGGGTCACGACGAGGACGGCGACGAGATCACTAGCTGCGTTGTGGAGTACAACGGCGCCGGCAAGGTTGAGCAGCATAAGGTCCGTATGGGCACTAATCAGAAGATCATCATGCGTTGCCTTAGCGACCTTCAGGGCTTCAATTCAGGCGACCCTATCAAGGAATCTGACCTTATCGCCGCCGCGGTTGAGATGATGCCTATAAAGGAAGGCGCACGGCAGGACATGCGATCGACCAGGGCAAGGGAAGCTTTGGATGCTCTAATCTGCAATAAATGCGTATCCGCAGAAAATGGCATGATTCGGAGCGGTTCGGATGAGATGTGAAGGGCTTACTCGTTTTACTCGGTCATACTCGTTTAAGACGAAACCGAGTAACCGAGTGAGTTCGAATATACTCGTTTTACTCGGTCGGTCTATATAGACCGAGTAACCGAGTATCGAAACTGAGGGTAAAACGAAGAAAAATGCAGAAGGCAATGTGGGAATCCTAAAACGAGTAATGCAACACGCAAGAATTGCAGATTAGATAGAACACGCAGAAATTGCGCGTAATGCAGATAACAACCCCTGGCCGAGACGCCTACCCCAGTTCGCGGTTTACGGGTACGCTGATCACTCACCACATGGAGCGGAACCCATGGCATGTTCCGGATGCGCTCGACGTCGGGCGAAACTCAAAAAACTATTGGACTTAGCCAATGAACGATTCGAAGAACTCAAGCAACGGATTACTGGTGCTGCGGATTCCGACGCACATCGGGATGGACGCCGTGGAGAAGATCACGAGGAACATCACACCCCTGGCCGAATCGATGGGCCTGGAGCCGATGGTGCTTGACGGCGGCGCTGATGCGGCCGTGAGTATCGACTACACATCGCTGCTGACCCGCCTGTGCGTCGCTGTGGAAGCGTTAGTGGCTCAGGGTGAACCACCGGCAGTCTCCGAGGAGATCGCGTCTCTCGCGTTGAATGCGAGGCCTACAGGGTTGAACTCTCGTGACTAAGCGGATAGATATCCGGCGCTTCGAGTTAGTGGAGGCGCGTGCGGATGCAGCAGAAGATGCTTTCGAGGAATGGGAAAGCGCACAGCTAAGGGGAGAAGGGTGGGACTACCCTGCCGATTACCCAATCATCAGCCGTCGTAACCTAACCCCTTACGCTAAGCAGTTCAGACGCCCACAACAAGTGGTCGTCGGCTCGAGGAGCACAGCGCATGGCTAAGCCCAGGGTCACCATGCAGCCCACACGAGCGCGTGAGGTCAGTACCCAGTCAGTGCAGATGCTCAACCCTGATGCTTGGCGCGAAGGGCTGACTACGGCGCAGCGTGGGTACGGTGGGAAGTGGCAGCGTGCTCGCCTCGCCTACCTGGCAAAGCATCCGCTCTGCAGGATGTGTGAGGCACAGGGCAAGGTGACAGCGGCCAACGTGGTCGACCACATCGTCGATCATCGAGGCGACATGAAGCTGTTCTGGGATAGCTCCAATTGGCAAAGTTTATGTAAACCGTGCCACGGGATCAAGACGACAGCAGATGGCGGCATCGGAGCCAACCGAAAAGGTTAGGCCCACCCCTCTAAGCAAAACTAAAACGCATAAGGCCTCGATCATTCGGGGCTTTTCTTTGCGCGCAATTCCTGCGGGTTCCCCAAACAGCACACCGGCCCCGACCGCTCTAGCTCGGGCCTCGGGGGGTATCTGCATATCCTGCGGGTGCCGCCCTCCCTGATCGCGCCGACCTCGTTTGTACTTTTTTTCCACATACAGCCTTTTGTTACGCGTGTTACATTTGAAGCATACGAAACGCGAGGCGCAACATATGCTCAACCCTACCGATCAGAAATTTGTGGAAGCCACCCTGCGTGGCGCAACACCAGAGGAAGCGGCGATCGCGGCCGGCCTTAGCGCGAAAACGGCCCGGGTAGCCGGCGCACGTCTGCGTAAGAAAAAATCAGTCGTAAACGCACTGGCCGTCGTTGGGTTCAGTACCCCCGGCTTACTAGCTGCTAGCCATCACGACACCGCCCGACTACCAGATGAGCAAGACTCACCTATCGACGATCTACCGAAAACATCCGATTCCTTGGAATTCCTGGAGGCCGTGGTCGCGAATCCTAATGTGAAATTGGCGCAGAGGATGGAGGCGGCAAAAACTTTGCTGCCGTTCCAGCATGGGAAGATAGGCGAGAAAGGGAAAAAGGAAACTTTGAACGATGCCGCCAGGGGCGCTACAAGCCAGGGAAAATTCGCTGCTGCCGCCCCTCCAAAGCTTGTTGTGAATAATCGGGAAGCGTAGAATGGACGAAGCCCGGAAAGCGCTACCAACGCCCCGGGCTTCTAGCCAATCCGCATCTGGAGTGCGTCATGACTGAAGCGAATATTACACCATCCCGTGTTTGTACGGTGTGCAAAATTGAAAAGCCTGCGACACAAGAATTTTTCCATGCCTACAAGCGCTCTCCGGACGGTCGACGCGCGGTGTGTAGAGTCTGCCGCGCGAAAGACCACTTAGACAACCGGGAAACGCGCTTGATACAGAAGCGCGAGCACTACCAAGCGAACAAAGATCGCATTACCTCTGCTTGTCGCGATTACTACGCCAGGAACACAGAGGCGCAAAAAGAATCGGCGAAAAAGCGTCATGAGCGAAATGCAGAACGTAACAACGCTTTGAGCAAGGCTTACCAAGAAAAGCACCGCGACCGCTTACTCGCTATTAAACGTGAGAGCGGGAAACAAAGATTCCGAGAACTTTACGGAAAGGATCAGGCATTTACCTTGCGGCACCGGATGCGAGCCTTGATGCGCGCCACTATGACGACTAACAAGGGTGGGCGGCGCATGCAGCAAATTTTAGGCTATTCCTACGACCAATTGCGAACTCATCTCGAAAATCGCTTCACTAGAGGCATGAACTGGGATCGCTTTATGGCGGGGGATATCCACATCGATCACCGTATACCCGTAGCGTATTTCAAGCCAGAGGCGCAAGATTCCCTAGAGTTTCGCATGTGTTGGAGCCTTACTAATCTGCGCCCGTTGTGGGCCGTGGAAAATATATCCAAATCGGACCGCCTGCCAGATGACTTCGAAGAGCTACTGGCCGAACTCCAACGAGAGGTAGAACTGAGTGACCGTTGAGTGGGATACGAGCAATGTTAATTGGGAAGCCGACATTATGGCCGGTCGATCCCTAGTAGCCCCTCCTATCTATCCGGAAGAGGCAGAGCGCGGATTGCAGGTCATGCGCCAGCTCCACGTCGTAGACGCTCCCGGTAGCCCTAGATTTGGAGAATCTTCTCCGCAGTGGATGTTTGATTTCGCGGCTAGTATCTTCGGCGCTTACAACGAAGAGACAGGCGAACGGGAGATAAAAGAATTCTTCTGCATGATCCCAAAAAAGAACGGCAAGAGTTCCGTCAGTGCGGCAATCATGTTAACGCTGCTAATCCGCAACTGGCGGCGCAGCGCGGAAATGCTGGTAATCGCCCCTACTATCGAAGCTGCCGCTTCGGCGTTCGCACCCGCAGCGGACATGGCTAAATTCGACCCCGAGTTGCGGGAAATACTCCACGTACAGCCGCACCTTAAAACCATAACGCATCGGGTGACAGGCGCTATCCTCAAGATCGTCGCGGCAGACGCCAACACCGTTACGGGCAAAAAGAGTTCTATCGTCCTGATAGACGAGATTCACCAGCTAGGAAAGAATCCAAAAGCTGAAAACCTTTTGCGAGAGGCAACAGGGGGCCTAGCCGCGCGTCCGGAGGGCTGTGTTATCTATTTGACCACTCAATCCGACGCACCGCCTGCGGGGGTGTTCCGCCAGAAACTCATGTACGCACGTGGAGTGCGCGACGGACGTATCCAAGACAAGCGTTTCATGAGTCTAATATTCGAATTCCCACAGTACGTAATCGATTCCGGCGCTGCCAGGTTGCCCGAGAACTACCACATCGTTAACCCGAGTCTCGGATACAGCCTTGATGAATCATTTCTAATCCGGGAAGGCCAGAAAGCCGAAGAGCAGGGAGAAGAATCTGTTCTCGGCTTCCTGAGTAAATTCCTGAACATCGAAATTGGGCTGGCGCTGCGAACCGATCGATGGGCCGGCGCCGATTTCTGGCAGGAGCAGTCCGACAAGTCCATTACGCTCGACTCGATGCTCGAGCGCTGCGAAGTGATCGACGTGGGGATCGACGGCGGCGGCCTGGACGATCTTCTCGGGCTCTCCCTGGTCGGCAGAGAGAAGGACACGGGAAACTGGCTTACATGGGCGGGCGCATGGGCTCACCCCTCCGCACTTGCAAGGAATAAGCAAGAGGCCGCCCGCTTCCATGATTTCAGCCGAGATAAAGATCTCGTGCTGGTAAAGCGCATAGGGGAAGACGTAACGGAAGTCTGCGATATCGTCGAACGCGTTTATGATTCAGGACTGCTGGATAAGATCGGCGTTGACCCTGTAGGAATCGGCGCCATCTTCGACGAACTGGTCGCGCGCGGAATTCCTGAAGACAAGATCGTGGGTATTAGCCAAGGTTGGAAACTCGGTGGCGCGATCAAGACCACTGAACGCCGACTGGCCGAAGGGAAGTTGAAGCACGCTGAGCAGCCTCTCATGTCGTGGTGTGTCTCTAACTGCCGCGTAGAGCCACGGGCAAACTCGATCCTGATCACCAAACAGGCTTCGGGTTCGGCCAAGATTGACCCGGTAATGGCTTTGTTCAATGCCGTTTCGCTGATGGCGCTTAACCCTCCGGCGGCGCATCGTAAGCACCAAATGTTTTTCCTTTGAGAAAACTGTGTTTTAATGCGCGTAATTTACCGGAGCTGTATACATGAACAGAGCCTACAGTTTTCTTGAGGTCAAAGCGGTCGGCGAGGAAACTCGGACGATCACAGGCTGGGCAACTACCCCGGAAGTTGATCGCGTTGGCGACGTTGTAGAGCCTCTCGGTGTCAAGTACAAAAACCCTTTGCCGCTCCTGTGGCAGCACGAACATGACAAGCCAATCGGCTTGGTCGAGTTCGGCAAGCCGACTGCAAAGGGTGTACCGTTTACCGCAACACTGCCGCGGATCGAAGAGCCTGGTGTTTTGCAGGACCGTATCGAAGAGGCCTGGCAGTCGATCAAGTCCGGCCTCGTCCGCGCGGTGTCGATCGGTTTCCGTTCCCTTGAGTCGGAGAACATCGCCGGCACTTGGGGCACGCGGTACATGCAAACAGAAGTTTATGAGCTTTCCGCCGTCACAATTCCGGCGAATGCTTCTGCTACGATTAACACCGTCAAGTCTTTCGATACTGGATTACCTGCCGCGTCCGGCAAAAAGGAATTCACTGTCGTAAGACTCGCGAAACCCGCCGGCGCTTCGGCACCAGTTGTAAAACACATTCCTGTAATTCCGAAGCCCGAGGAGGGCCTAGACATGAATATCGCTGAACAAATCAAGTCCTTTAAGGACGCGCTGGCGCAGAAGTCGGAGCGTCAAAACGCGCTGATGACCGGCGCAGAAGGCCGCACCCTGGACGCTGCAGAATCGGAAGAGTTCGACACTTTGTCGGACGAAATCCAAGCGACTGAAACCCACCTGAAGCGCTTGGAAGGCATGGCTAAGTCCAATGCCGCCGCTGCTAAGCCCGTGGTCGATACTACCGGCATGCAAGAGCGTAACCGCGCTCCTGCCGTCGTCAAGACCGTGAAGAACGAAGAGCCGGGCGTCGGCTTCGCCAAGTTCGCTCTGGCGATGTACGCAGGTAAAGGCGATGTGTCCAGCGCCAAGGCTTTCGCGGAACACAAGTTCCCCGACGACGTTCGCCTGCAAGGCATCATGAAGGCTGCTGTAGCCGCGGGCACCACTACCGACCCTACCTGGGCCGGCAACTTGGTGGACTATACCAACCTGTCTTCGGAGTTCATCGATTTTCTCCGTCCGCGCACCATCGTCGGCCAGTTCGGCGCCGGTAACGTTCCGTCGCTGCGCCGCGTACCGTTCAACGTGCGAATCCCCGGTAAAACTTCTGCGGGCTCTGCTGCATGGGTCGGCGAGGGCTACCGCAAGAAAGTAACCAAGTCGGGTTACGAAGCGCAGACCCTCACCTGGGCGAAAATCGCGGCAATCTCCGTCGTTACCGACGAACTGTCTCGTTTCTCCGATCCGGCGATTCAGATCCTCGTGCGCGACGACCTGGCCGACGCGGTAATCGAGCGGATGGACGTGGATTTTGTCGATCCCGATAAGGCGGTAGGCACCGGAGCTTCGGCTAGCCCGGCTTCGATCACTAACGGCGTTACTCCGATCCCGTCCAGCGGTACTGATGCTGACAGCGTTCGCGCTGACATCGCAGCTCTGTGGGCTGAAGCAGATGCCACCAACCTGCCTACGGCTAGCGCGGTCTACATCACCGACGCCAAGACCGCTCGCGCTCTGTCGCTCCTGCGTAACCCGCTCGGCGCTACTGAGTTCCCAGGCGTAACCATGGCCGGCGGTAGCATCGATTCGGTTCCGTTGATCGTATCGAACTACGTGCCTTCTGATTCCAGCGGCTCTCTGTTCATTCTGGCTTTCGCCAGCGAGATCTACCTGGCCGATGACGGCGTGGTGACCATCGATCTGTCGAAGGAAGCAACTATCTTCCTCGACGACGACGCTGCAAATGCCACGCCAACTGCTGCGCAGCTCGTCAGCATGTTTCAAACGAACCAAACGGCCATTCGTGCCGAGAGATGGTGCCGGTGGCAGAAGCGGCGCCCACAGGCCGTAGCTTTCCTCGATGGGGTCCAGTGGGGAGTAGGCCCGTAACGCTAGACAGTCACGTTTAGTCTGGTACACTGAAGGCCGATACGTTAATTCGTATCGGCCTTTTTATCGCCCAGAGGAAATACACCAGATGACTGACTATATCTACGCGCTTCTTTGCCCCCAAGGCGAAATCCGATACATCGGGAAAAGCACTGATCCTACCGCTAGGCTTCGATCTCATATTTCACGGGCACGATCGAGACAGACCAAGCACCACGCAGCAAATTGGATTCGTTCATTGCTTGCGGACGGTAAGAAACCAGCAGTTGAAGTACTTCTGCAAGTGCCTGAAGGCGAACCGTGGGAGCCCTATGAAATACGGCTTATCGCAGAATTTAAAGCTGAGGGGCATCGCCTCACGAACTCGACTGGCGGCGGTGAAGGGTTCTTCGACGTAAGCCCTGAAGCCATCGCTAAAAGAGTCGCCGCGCATAAGATCACCCGTATGCAGCCGGAATACCGAGCGAGAATGAGCGCGATCATGACGGAGGTTAGGAACCGTCCGGAATTCCGTGAAGAAATGTCTCACCGACTAATGGCTACTTGGCAGAACGAGATTTCTCGTAAAAATATGCTAGAAGGGATGCGCAGTCCGGAGGGTGTAAAAAATCGTAGCCAAGCTACCGTGAAACGCTACGAAGACCCAGAACAGCGTTCCCTGCACGCGGAAAGATCCAGAAAGGCTTTTGAAGATAACCCCGAGCTTCTCGAGAAATTCCAAGCGTCTTGTCAAACCCCGGAAGCGAAAGCCAAACGCCGAGAATCCCTGGCCGAAGTGCGTAAGACGCCAGAATACAAAGCGAAGAACTTAGCCGCGCTAGCAGAGATTAAAGAGCGGCCAGAAGTGAAAGCCAAGAAAGCCGCCGCAGCCCGTGCTAACTATGAAGGCGGCGGCCTGCACCAGTGTGTACAGTCTGAAGAGTTTAAAGCCAATCAGGCGGAGCGTTTAAAAGGTCGATGGAAAGATCCAGCAGCGAAGGCAAAAATGCACGAGGCGCGCTGGACTGACGAACACCGCGCAGCTCAAGCAGCAGCACTGGAAGCGCGCCGGGAAAAGATGGCGGCAGCGATGACACCGGAAGTAAGAGCGAAACAAGGTGCTAAGATGAAGGAATATTGGGCGCGTAAAAGAGCCGAAAAAGCCACCATGCTTGCCGCCGCCACATCCGCCCCGTACACTGAACCATCCTAAAGGGGAACCCCTATGTCTAAAGTTGAATTTATTTACGGTAAAGGCGGCAAGAAAGTAAAAATGGCCCGCCGTACCGCCGAAGCTCTGCGCAAAATGGGGTACGGTACTTACGCGGATACCTCCGTAGAAGCCGGCTATCAGACCCGTATGCTTACCGCGGCCATTACGCCCACTGTAGTAGTCGTAGAAGAGCCCTTGGTATCCGAAGCTATCGCGGAATTCGCCAAGGAAAATGGCGTCGACATCGAGAAGATCGTCGGCACAGGAAAAGATGGTCGAATCAAAAAGTCTGACGTCGAAGCCGCTATCGCAGTGCAGGTATAAAGCATGCGCATCTTCGGCCGAGAGCTGACCTTTAAACGTGTGCCAGTCTCGGGACGAGTACCCGGCTCCGGCGGCTGGTGGCCGATCGTCCACGAACCCTACACGGGCGCTTGGCAGAAGAACGACGAGTGGCGTACAGAGAGCGTTTTGGCGCACTACGCCGTGTACGCCTGCGTAACCCTTATCGCGAACGATATCGGCAAGCTGCGGCCACGGCTGATGCAACTGGACGCAAACGGTATTTGGACTGAGACGACCAGTCCTGCGTTTAGCCCCGTACTGAAGAAACCCAATGGTTACCAGAATCATATCCAGTTCAAACAATGGTGGGAGACCTCAAAGCTTATTCACGGCAATGCTTACGGGTTGAAGCAGCGTGACCAACGCGGTGTAGTAGTCGCCATCCACCTGCTCGATCCTTGCCGGGTAACCCCCTTAGTGGCGCCGGACGGCGAAGTCTTCTACCAATGCAACGGTGATGAATTAAACGAGATCGCGGAAGGCGTCACCGTTCCGGCGTCCGAGATGATCCACGACCGCATGAATTGCCTGTTCCACCCCCTAGTCGGCATTTCCCCTCTGTACGCGTGCGCCCTAGCTGCGTGCCAGTCGTTGAAGATGCAGAACGATAGCTCGACCTTCTTCGAGAACGGCGCGCGCCCGGGCGGCATCCTGTCAGCTCCCGGCGCAATCAGCGATGAGACAGCGGCACGGCTGAAAGCACACTGGGATGCGAACTACACCGGCACGAACGCCGGCAAAGTCGCCGTGGTTGGCGACGATCTGAAGTTCCAGCAGATGCGCATGTCGGCCACTGATTCCCAGTTGATCGAACAGTTCAAACTAACGGCTGAAATGATCTGCACCGCATTCCACGTACCGGGCTTCAAAGTCGGCGTAGGCCCTATGCCTGCCGGTACTGCCAAGATCGCAGACCTGAATCAGATCTATTATTCCGACTGCTTGCAAAGCCTGATTGAAGAGTTCGAAGCATGCATGGATGACGGCCTAGCGTTGCCTGACCGTTACGGCGTAGAGCTTGACCTTGACGGCCTTCTGCGGATGGACCTCGGCTCCCTGGTCGAAACCCTTAAGGTAGCCGTGGGAGCGGGCATTATGGCCCCAGACGAAGCCCGGAAGCGCCTCAACATGGCTCCGGTAGAAGGCGGCGCTTCCCCGATGATCCAGCAGCAGAACTATTCCCTGGCCGCACTGGCAAAACGGGACGCCTCCACGGACCCATTCGGCACGGCGCAGCCTACCACTCAAACAAGTCCGCCGGCCGCGCCAGAAGAACCAACAGACGAACAAATCCAAGACAGCGCGAAAATGCTCGCTCTGCTGATCGAAAAGAGGCTCACTAATGAACCTGCGTGAACTTGAAGCGCAAGCCGAATTCCTCGCGCCGGTTATTGCCGCAGCGGTGGCGAAGGCTGTTGCACCGCTAAACCTCGAACTGGCCGATCTGCGCAAGTGCTTAGCCGATCGGCCGATACCCATGGAACCTGAAAAGGTTGACGTAGGTGCTATCGCGCAGGCCGCCGCAGCGCTCGTCGTGCTGCCTGAAGTGAAGGACGGCAAAGACGCCGAACCGGTAGACATTGAAGCCCTGGCGAAGGCTGCTGCGGCGCTCATAGTGTTGCCAGACATCGACATTGCTTTGCTCGCAGCCGAAGCGGCAAAGCTCGTCGACGTGCCTGAGCCGATCCCGGGCAAAAACGCGGAGCCGGTAGACCTTCAAGCCTTGGCGCGGTCTGCTGCGGAG